GGTGACCAATCTCCTCAGCTTTTGGGTTTTGGTTTTGAATGTTTATGTTGGTAAAAACTACGCGTCCCTGGTGAGACGGTCCCATAATATCAAATCTAACTTTGATGTATCGACCAGTGCCGGCCTTTGTGTCTTTAACGTCAGCCTCAGTAATCTTTGCATCATACCAGCCAACTGGCACTGGATCTGAACTTCTGATGTCTTCGACGATATCTTGCGTGCTGATGGTGTATCCTAATAATGCCATTATTTTTCATCCTTTGTAATTAAGTAAGAAGGTCTTCCAGGGGTTGTAATTATTGCATTAAGCAGCGGTTTGGTTAGAGATTCATCCGTTGACTTCCAAGCCTTCAAATCAATCTCCGGCTTCCATCTAAAAAGATTTCCAAGCAAATGCTCGATGCCATTTTCTGCGGCAATTTCTTGCAAAATATCCGAATCGATCCTGCGATTAAATCTTTGCGTAACTTTTATGCAGAATCCTGATTTACGGATAGTTTTTGATCCCTCAGCTTCAAGCAACGCCAGTTCATCAGTGAGCTTATCTTCGATGATTCTGCGTCTTTCGACAGCTTCGCGCTCTATTTCTTTGGCAGCAATCCAATCAACATAAAGACTCATAATTCGCCACCGATTTTGGCAATGATCGCTCCAAGATCTGGAGCCTCCCAAGCATCAAGCCGACCAGATCTATCCTTGGCAAGCCAGAGGCCATCTGAGTCGCACATCAGCGCACGCTGAGTTTGACCGTCAGCATCTTTCTCAACACGAAGGGCAAGCACCTCGTCAAAGAAATACGGCAGAGCCTGGCCAGTTTTGTTACCAGGCATCGATGGGCTATATAAAATGCGCCCCATTTCATCCTGCGTCTTTTCTAGCTTTGCGCTGAAAAAAACATGTTTCTCTGGCAGGTCTCGAAACGCTCTGATGATATATGCCATCGCATCTTGCATTGCGCCATATGCTTGGCGTGGATCTTTTGCTACTCGCTTTTCGTGGCCCAAGATTACCTCCGCGATTTCGCTGATGCTATCAAGCGCAACGCTTTGAAAGGCTTTTGCTTCAGAGCTGGCGCACCAATTGAGAGCTTCCTCAATAGTCTGCATCGAGTTGATTTCGATGAAAGGAATGTCCGCATCAGCTATGCTTAGCAATCCGCCTTCTGCGGAAAGCACAACTGGTGACGGCAAAGTTTTTATTAGTGATGTTTTGCCAGCACCAGCTTGGCCATAAACCAATAACTTAACGCCATGCGCGTGCAAACCTTTGGTACTTTTTAACTGTATAGCCATAATGTTTTCTCGTGTTTTCATCAGGTCCGACCAATTCGTGTTTGATGATGCTTGCATTATGCTAAACTTTTGTGCTTAATTGCAAGCCTTTTTCAGGGGAAATTTAATGGCAGATTTAACAAATATTCTGGGCGGACCATGGAAGCCCACAACAATCAAGGCTTTACCGCCAGAACAGCAGTTGCTTGATGCGATAGCAAACGCAGGATTAGCGCCTCCTGATCATGTGGTGCTTGACGGTGTCATCCATCGTTTTGGTCATAAAAAGACCTCATGGTATATAGCTTATAACGATGGAATACCGGCGGGGCGTTTTGGAGACTGGAAGCAGGACATCGATTGCATCTTTAGAGCTGAACTTGATAGAGAGTTAACAATTGCGGAAAATATGGCGTTAACTCGACGCATGGCAGACGCAAAAATTGCTCGAGATCAAGAAAAGAAGAAAAAGCAAGAAGTTGCATCAAATACCGTTCAGACCATATGGGACCAAGCAGGGCTGGCATCGATTGAGCATGATTATATCGCCCGCAAAGGCATCCAGGTGCATGGCGCTAGGATTACCGGCGATGGCCGTCTAATGGTCCCACTGTATAGCGATGGAGAGATAGCCAGCTTGCAGTACATAGACAGAGATGGCGAGAAAAGATATCACCAAGGCGGAAAAACCGGCGGCTGTTATTGGTCCTTGGGAGAACCGACCAGCACAATTTACCTGGCAGAAGGGTTTGCAACTGCGGCAACGATTCATGAAGCAACAGGCGCGATGGTATATGTCTCCTATAGTGCCTCCAATCTGGTCCCAGTGACGGAGCTAATCAGAGCAAAGCATGATGCGGCTTCAATTATAATCGTGGCAGACAACGATGCTAGCGGGGTTGGTAGGTCATATGCAGAGCAGGCCGTTGCAAAATATGGCGGAACTATCGTTTACCCGCCGATCGTCGGTATGGACGCGAATGATTTTGCTCAGGCTGGCCACGATCTGATGGCTTTACTGCAACCTCCAAAGTCAGAGTGGCTAATTCCAGCGAGCCAGTATTGCTCAAAAGCAGCGCCAATCTCTTGGATCGTCAAAGGCCATATTCAGGACAGGGCGCTGATTATGGTGCATGGCCCCAGCGGTGGTGGCAAAACCTTTGTGGTGCTTGATTGGTGCTTACACATAGCTACTAAAAAAGATAGCTGGTTTGGCAATAAAGTGCATGGCGGCCCAGTTGTCTACCTGGCTGGCGAGGGCCATCATGGTCTAAGGTCAAGAATTGCTGCTTGGTCCCAACACCACGCGACCAAAATTGATGACATGTGGATAAGCTCCAGCGGATGCGATTTGAACACGCCAGAGGGTTTCAATCGAGTGCGCGAAAACATACGGCAACTCAGCATACCGCCAAAATTGATTGTGGTTGATACCTTGCACAGATTTCTGGCTGGCGATGAGAACAGCGCACAGGATGCCAAGACGATGCTTGACGCTTGTAATGCGCTCATGGCCGAGTTTGACTGCACTGTTTTGCTGGTGCATCACACTGGTGTCAGCGACGAAGCCCAGCATAGAGCGAGGGGCTCAAGCGCATGGCGAGGGGCTCTTGATATAGAGATCAGCATCGTGCCAGGCAAAAAGGATAAGCCAATAGAAATTGTGCAGCGCAAAAGCAAAGACGCAGAGATTGCGCCAACTGTTTATGTTGAGCTTCAAAGCCAGGCTATTGATGGCTGGCTTGATGAGGACGGCGAACCCGTCACAAGTGCAGTTTTGCAAATTGGCCAGCAGATTGAAAAAATTGATCATGCGAGTTCTGCGAATAAAAAGCTGTTCGAGAATATGTGGCACGAATCGGGGCGTGAGGTTTTTTGCGGCAATCCATACGTCAGCAATGCTTTTGCTCGATCAGTTTTTGAGCAGAAACATTCTGACAGCACTGCCAAGAAATATTCGCTCGGAATTGAAGACAAGGGACCACTGGCCAACTTGAGAGATAAAGGTCTTCTGGTCAAGGATTCTGGCGGCTGGGTTTGCACAGATCCAGCTTGGTCTGCGGCGCTAACTCTTGCCATTATTTAGGGTCACAAAAGGTCACTTTTGGGTCACAGTGACCCAGTGACCCACTTGGGGCAAAAAGCACCGAAATAGGGTCACGAAAGTACCCCCCTCCTTTAGGAGGGGTACTAAAGTGATCCTCGGTGTGCGGCAGAAAGGTGTACCAAAATAAATAAACAAAAAAGTTAATAAAGTTGTTGACGATGAATAATCATTATAGTTTAATGATCACAACAACAACGGGAAAGGGAATACAGAAAATGAGAACAACCACCGCGCAAAACACAGTCGGCACTTGGTTCAAGCTTGATGAAACGGAAAATGGCACTGCCCTGGTTTGTATTCGTTGCGCCAATTACTCACTAGGCCGTGTCAGCTATACCTGGCGCGTAGTTACTCCTCGTCAGCGCATGACCAACCCAGAATTTCAAGCAATGTGCCGCAACGGTTTGTCTATGGCCGAAGCCAATTCACTTTTCACTAAAAAATTAAAAGGTAAATCGAAATGACTTGCGAAGAGCTGTTTATCACATTTCTGTTTTTATTTTGTTTCTTTGGCCTCGGCGCTGCCATCGTCGAAAGCCTTCCGAGGCGCAAAAAACCAATGGCAACGAGGAGGGTAAGTAAATGATCAGCACAACAAGATACATTGGTGTTATTGACCACTGCTCGGGTGGAACAGTCGGCAGCTTTGAGTTGCCAAGTTACATGAAAAGCAGCGACATGATCGGTGCAAGGGTAACCGTTGAGTTACATGACGAAAATGGAATGCCAATTAAAAAGCGAGGTAAACTCATAGAAATACTTGAGGAATGGAGTTAATGAATATTGAGAAACAAAAATGAACAATCCATATTTTATTAAAGAGCCAGCTGCAATCTCGTTCAGCGGCGGCAGAACATCAGCATACATGCTGTGGCGTGTCTTGCAGGCACACGGTGGCACCCTGCCTAATCATATCAAGGTGGTGTTTGCTAATACGGGCAAGGAAATGCCGCAGACATTGGACTTCGTGCGGGACTGTGGGGAGCAGTGGGGGGTGGATATTGCTTGGGTTGAGTATGCTGGGAAGAAGAAGTATCGGGTGGTTGACCACACCACTGCCAGCAGAGAGGGCGAGCCGTTCGATCAACTGACAACTGACAAAAACTATCTGCCCAACATGGTGGCGCGATTCTGTACTTCCGAACTAAAGGTGATCCCGATCAATCGCTACCTGGCAGACATTGGGATGTATGAGCCTGCATCAATAATTGGCATCAGGGCAGATGAGCCGCGACGGGTGGCAAAGCAGCGAGGCAAAGATGGCTACATCCTCCCACTTGCTGATGACAACATTACAAAGGCGGACATCCATGCTTTCTGGCTGACGCAGAACTTCAATCTGGATCTGCCGATGATTGGCGGCGTGACCGACTGGGGAAACTGTGACCTGTGTTTTCTCAAAGGCGGATCAATTAAGTTGTCGATCATCAATGCCCAGCCACATCTAGTTGACTGGTGGGCAGACCAGGAGAAAAAGATCGGCGCACGATTCCGGTCAGACCAGCCCAGTTATGAGCAGATGCGCGTTTTTGCCAGCGATCAAGGCAGCTTGTTTGATGACGAATCCATCCCATGCTTTTGTGGAGATTAGATAATTAAAAGCGGCAAATTAATAGAAATACTTGAGGAGTGGGATTAAAAATGATCACTAAAACATGCCCCATCTGCAAACAGGAATTCTTGGCAAAAAACAATAGAGCCAAAAATTGCTCAAGAAAGTGTGCAATTGTTTCATCCAAAAGCCTGAATCAAACTCGATTTGACAGAAGAAGGGTCGTCGATCCACTTAAAAGTAAATCAACAAACAACAGCACAATCAAAGACTTCCTAGAAGACTTTGTCCCAAGAATGTGCATGGCTAGACAAATGTGGAATAAATCTTTTAAATATCAAAAGGATAAGTCACTCACTGGATAAGGCGTTTACCAATGGTGTATAAAAATAAATCTTTTTGTTCAAACAGCGACCAATGCGCTGTAAGATGGTGTGAGTATTGGATAGACTTTGATCACGATACCAATGAGGCGATTATCCTTTTAAACTATAAGACTGACCAATGTGGGTTTCAGCCAATTCAAGGATCAACTGATGCAGATCAGCATAAAGTCTAACATCGACCAAGTTACCAAGGGATTGAGCGATATTCAAAAGAAGCAGATCCCATTTGCCGCAAGCAAAACTCTGAATCAGCTGGCTCAAAACATATCGCGCAAAGTAATGCCAGAAAAGGCTGATAAGACATTTGAGGGTGGCGCAGTTCCGTTCACCAAGCGAGGGTTCAAGTACAGAAAGTCAACCAAGCGCGACCTCGTCTCATCTGTATTCGTTGATTCAATCCAGCATAAGTATATGACGTTCATGGTGTCAGGTGGCACGCGATTCCCAGAGAACCGATCGATACTTGTAAGCACTCGACATAGCAAGCTCAATAGGTATGGGAACATACCAAGAGCAACGCTTCAGAAGATGATCAACGACAAGAAGAAATACTTTAAAGGCGTGCCCAAGGGGCAACCATCTGCTGGCGAAGGTATCTGGGAAAGATATGGGCGCAAGACCTCACCGAGAATTCGCATGGTGGCGATGTATAAAAAAGAAGCACAATATAGGCCACTGTTTCCATTCGGAACATTTGGCAAGATAGCAGTGTTCAGCAGAGCAGACGGGTTTACTCCAATTTTTATTCGCAACCTGGAGCTGGCGCTTGCGTCTGCTAAGTAGGGGGGGCATCAAGGTACTCCCACGCCATCTGCTCATGGGTCATTCGCGATCGCGCTGCGCGACTAGCGACAGACTAAAAATGTTCATTTCGTTTCATTAAGTTGCAAAAGGTTACAAATGCCACCAACAGGAACCAAGGTTTTGGAGTCGGCCACGAATGTATCTGTTCAGGTTATCGCAAGATTGTTA